AGTCTCGATCAGATCGAACTCAGCATCGACCTCAGATCCCTTCACAACCTTCAAAGCGTTACCGGATGTCAGGCTATCTTTTGAAGTGAAATTGGTTGCTTTAGTGTAATTGCTCACTACCTATCTCCTATATCATCCTTCCAACTAAGCTCTGAACATTGAGCTGCTGGATTGCAATTTCTTTCCCATTAACAGTTGTTTCCAAACCAATCTGCACAACGCTCCCAGAACCACTGGCATTTATCCTCTGCGTGTTGATCAGAACTGCAGACTTAGAATATTCAGCCCCAGAGTTATATTCAGAAATGTTGTATTGAGCGGCGTTAATAGCAGGCAGAGAAAATGCTCTTTTTGTATAGTCTGCTGCATAGTCGTAACCATACTGCAAAGACACTCTTGCACTTGACCCGTTGAAAGTTGTCAGATTTATCTTTTTAAGAAACTTCAGCCTGGAGCTGTCACCAAAATCTAGCGGATGAGAGAAATAGCTCATCGTGTACGAATTTCCGTTGTCCTGTTGAGTGTCATACTTTGCCAGACCATCCTCGACTCCCAGGTACAACTCCTCGTCATCGAACAGGTACATTGAAAGAGGCTCGATCCCACTCCAGGTCGTAGCTCTGAAACTGCCATTTTCGAGAGGGAATCTGGTGTCGAAAACGAATAAACCGCTTACACCAGTAAATACACACAGGATGAAGGCATTGTTCGGATCGAAGACCATCTTTAGATTGTCACCATCACTGGCAATGAATGCCTTGATGTCGAAGTTGACGTTCCTGCTGATATCTCCAATCGGAGCAGACTTCTCTTGGATGGTTCGACCTAAGCTTCGAACACCAGAGAAATCGGTGAAGATCACATCCTTACCAGTGTTGACCACTGCATCTCTGTTGATTGCACCGATGTTGCTGATGACATCAGCCAGACTCATGTTTGCAGGATCGTCAGCACCCTGATAAATCAATATATTCTGCTGCCCGAATATGATTAGCAGATTGTTGTGAGCCATGAGAGCAGTAATCACGTCATAGCCAGAGGGCCAGACATTGGTTAGATCGAGGCTACCAGCAGAACCAGTTGACCAATCAACACCATTGAGCAAGTTGCTCCAATAAACGGTTTTCTTGTTACTAGATTCATCAGCAGCCCACAATCTTCCGTAAGCACCTAAAACGATATGAGCACTTGGGGGTGTTCCTGCTGCACTGGCATGAGCCGTGATTTTGGTCAAAGCACTGGTTCCAGCGTCATAGACCAAAGGTTCATGACCTCTTTGAAACAGGTAGTGATCATCGTTCAGAGTGGCAGATGACCAGTTGTTTGCCGTGATGGTATATGAACCAGGGGTTGCATCAGTCAGCGTTGATGTGCCTTTGAAAATCTTGTTGTTTCCTGCGGTAAAAACGACCTTTGTGCCGTTTTGCTGCACAAACTCTGAAACGTGTTCGATCCCAGCACTTGACCCTAGAACAGACGATCCGTTCGTCGAGGTCATGCTGTATCCCTTTCTAGCAGCAATCCTGCCCTGCTTGTCGATCACGGCATTGTCAGCAATCGCTGCAAAAGTTTGAGACTGCATCAAAGGGCTGTCTTGGGTGTTAATACCACCAAAGCCAGGAGCTGCAATTGTTATGTTCTGTAGTTGTTGAGCCATAGTTACAACCTAAAGAAATCAAGCTCCCCTGGCTGTCGGGACGCATCCATCGCAATCGCATCAGCCAAAGCGCCCTGGGCAACAATGAACTGCTCTGCAGCAGATTGCCCCCCAGTCTCTCCACGCTCCCTCAGAGCCATTGCATAAGCCAACTGGACTACTGGGTTGTCTGGTACTAACAACTGCGTTGCATCAGCCTCCAGATTGGCTTGAGGTATGACACAGACAAACTTTAGCGTCTCAATAGCATTAGGAGTCGGATAGACAGAAACCCGAAGCAAACCACTTGAATCGACACCATCAATGATGAAGTCACTTGGCGATCCAGTGCTTGCTGTTGCCAAAATGGTCTTTTCCTCGTACCAGATTGCGTTCCTCTGGGTGAGGTACTTATTGGTTGTGTCATTCATACCCCTTTTGACCAGGGAGTTGATCTTAGCCCCTGTAAGACTGTATAGAGCCTGATCTACAACAGTGGGGAAACTGACTGTCGATCTCTGAGAAGTCCACTCATGAGAGTTCTCAACAGTCTTCTTGGCATCGTTCACCAATTCACCGACCAAAGCACTGTAATCAGTCTCTGAGGCAGTTGTGACAACCGTTTCTCGCAGCCTTTTCAAGACAGCATTTATCAAATCTAAATAAGTCATATGTTCAGAACCCGTGAAAGGAGAGGTGTCAGCTCGTAATCAAGACCGCGATTTTCCAAAACAGTGAGAGTCGCTGGAGTTCTAGCTGTTTGAGCAAATAGGTTATAAACAGTTCCATCACCCCCAGGGCCACCACCTGTTCCCCCTGTTCCTGGGTCTGTCCCTGGCCCCTCACCACTAGAAGGATTGCAGTTGCCATCTGTTGGAATGGCCTGTCCTGCTAATTCCGTTCCTGTTCGGCAAAAACCTGTCCCACCAGGGCCAGGGTTACAATTCCCATCAGCAGGCACTAACTGACCCGCAAGCTTAGTCCCAGCACCGCAGACATCATCTCCGTCACCTGGATTGCAATTCCCGTCTGCTGGTTTTAGTTGCCCCTCTAACTCAGTTCCTGTCCCGCAATTTGGATTACACTCCCCATCTGCAGGAGTCAGTTGTCCTGCCAGTTGAGTCCCTGCTCCACAAACGCTATCGCCACCATCATCGCTAGGATTACAGTTACCGTCTGCAGGAATGGTTTGTCCTTGTAATTTAGTTCCTGGAGCGCAAACTCCTTCGCCTGCGTCAGCAGGATTACAGTTGCCATCTGCTGGTATGTCCTGACCTTGTAACTTGGTTCCCGCTGGGCAAACACTGCCACCCGTTCCTGCATTCGGATTGCAGTTGCCATCTGTTGGAATGGCTTGTCCCTGCAGCTCTGTACCTGCTGGACAGACATCTTCCCCTGTCCCTGCATTTGGATTGCAATTTCCATCAGCAGGGATTGGTTGGCCTTCTAACTCCGTCCCAGTTCCGCAAACAGTAGCCGTATCTCCCCCAGTCGGAACATTGCACTGAGCCAGATCGACTACTTGATCACCCTCTCTTACAGTCCCTGTTGGGCAAGTAAATGTGAAAGCATCATCGTGAAACGTTGTTGTTGTCGTGTTCGTGGTTGTGTTGTTGGTGGTGTCGGTGGTGGTGTTGGTGTTGCTGTTGTCAACTGTGACATCATACGGATCGGCATTGTTCAACACTGTTGCAGACAAACCGCCTAGTATTGCTGCTGCATTTTCAAGAAGACCATTACCATCCTGATTGTTCTGGTTGTTCTGGTTGTTCTGGTTGTTCTGGTTGTTTTGGTTGTTCTGTTCACCAGACCCATCACCAGCATTTGCTGTACCGCTTGCTGGAAATTGTCCTTTTGGTAATCCGATTGTAAGAGGCCCACCAACATAGGTATTTCCAGTCTGGGCTTCATAATCAGCAATAACTTCCGCAGAAGGGTTGTTTGTGACCCATCCATTTACATTTGGAGCCGTTGGATAGCTGCCAGTGTTGACCCATACAGTCCCATCTGCATCAGTTACAATGTCTCGATTATCACCAGCATCTTGATTTGCTCCAGCCATTGCTGCATCGACTGCTGCTTGAGCTGCTGCTGCATTTGGGTCATTGGCTGTCGCTTCTGCTGCCGCTGCTGCAGCTTGCTGGGCTGACTCTGCTTGACTACCGGAGACAACAGAACCACCTCCTCCCGCTGCAGGACTTCCACCAGCATCGACCGTTGTCGAAGATGAGGCTCCACCACCACCAGCATCTTCTGGAGTCACAACAGGATCGGAGAGATCGATAAATCCACCTTCATCAGCCCTAACCCCATAAGCTTGCGGCAACCTGCCGTATCCCTCTGGGGTCAAGGTTACTTCATGACCTAGTTCGCTCCAGACCGATGTCATCACTTCTGCTTTTACAGAATTAGGAGCACCAGTGTTATCAAGCCAATTGTCTGCCAATTGCGCTATCCTGACCTTCTTCTCTTGATCAGAAAGAACAGTGTTTGCCTGTATTTCAGCAACCTGTGTCTCAAGCTCCTCTTTAATTTGTGCAAGAGCATTGTCTGCCTGCATTGTCGTGACTTCGGTTTGTATTTGATCAGCCAGGGACATACCACCACCCTCGAAGTCCAGAGAACCATCGAGGTTTATGGTTGCCACATCAGCACCCAGAATGTCGTTAACTAGGTTCCTGCCACTGATGATGTCATTTATGTTGTCGAAGAAATTAGAGCTACTGCCAAAGACATCGATTGCCCCAGCAATCTGATTGGTTTCCTCGCCAAACTGTGGATCAGT